TTGGGCGATTACTGCGCCAATTCTGACCCATGCTTTCCAGTTTTTTCGCACTATCCGGAGGTTCATTATTTAGCTTCTTCTGAATAAGTTGGTTTTTGCGGTTTCTCTCCGTATTCTGTTGCTTGAGTCTGCGATATGCAGAATGCGCTTGCTGGCAGTCTTTAAACGTCCGCTTAACCTGCAATGTGTCAGGATTTACAACGTCACCAGTGGCGTTATCGTCTACAATCTCCAGTTCGGAAATACGTTGTTTGTCCGAGGGTTTCATAATCCGCGCGGCTTTCGATGCGTAGACGTTGGTGACTTCTGCTGGAATTGGTTTGGTTGTATCTGCCATATTATTTTAGATTTAGCCAGCAATCTACTGGCAAATTTTCTGACGGGGAAATGCTGTCGCGGGACATAAAGACTGCGGACTTGTTGTCGTGACGAAGCAATAAACAACCACCTAGTGACTTGGAGGTCTTTGTCTCTTTAGCCTGTCTAATGCTTGCACTTAACCTATCCGTTGCCTTCACGCAAGCACCGCAACCGCTTTTCCATTGGACGTTCTGCTTGCAGTTAAGGCAAATCTTTGCGCGTTGCTCTGCTAACTCACTGGATACAAGTGCTACTTCTTTTGAAGAATTTATAACATTTTTAGCCCAAATGGTGATGTCGTTTAGCAACTCTGTCTTTTGACTGGGTGTATTAACAGATGTTACAACTACCATATCAACTCCGTGACAGAAGTTGGGGTTCTTACTACAGATGTACGAATTGACATCGCCCTCCACGTCACCAACTGGCAAATGGTTTTCGGCACGAAAATTCGTGACAACCTCAAGAAGATTGTCATAGCTATGCCCGGCTAGTTTTGCATCACCATCGTAGTAATGCCAACCCCCCGGCGGGATCATTCCAATTATCGGTTTTGCCATGAATTTTTGAGTTTTACGTCAGTTTTGTAAGGTTTGCAAGCAAATTCTTACTTATTTATCAAATTAATTACTGAAATCCACATATTCGTAACTTTCTATTCCAGTATGTTTTTTAGTAAATTCAAACTTTTCTGGTTTGGGATCGGTCATCGTAGCAACCACCCCACCCCGTTGCCTCATCAAATAGACCAGCAGGGACAGGGAATCAAGCGCATCAGGAGAGTTTTGCCTAGTCCGTTTAACGAAGTCCCCTTTGCTCTCAACTCGTACAAGACCCTGCCCCTGCTGTTTGTACCGCCGCGAAGTTGCTTGTCGAACCAACTCCTCGGTACGGAAGCTCGGTGAGATTTTTAAATACTCAAACTCTAGGTACTTTGCTAGTCCGAAAATTAGCTCAGTAACAACTCCAGAGTACAATTCGTTTGCGCGTTGCGTGTCATCTCCAAGGATGTGAGTTTCGGAACTAGCCCACGAATAATTGACTCCCATCACTTCACTCCCGTACAAGGATCTCAACGCATCGTGGATACCCGCTCCGTTTCCAGTTCTATCGACACACAACCAATTTGCGCCGATTCTCATTTCTTTTGCAAATCGGATAATCTCTGCGGTCTGCTCTAGTGTTGCCAATTTCGGAAACTGCATTTGCGAATCCAGTTGCAAACACGTCTTTGGCTTTTTGAATTCGCGGAATTGTCCATCCCGTGGAGTCCACCCATCACAAAGTCCGTATCGCCCGAATGAACAAACAACCTGATCTCGTCCCTCCAACGCCAAATCAAACGCTGCTAGAGGTACTACAGGCCCAATAAACCGCAAGCTACCCATTGCGTTGTCCATCATTGCTGGGGTTATGATTGCCATCGAGATGCCTTCCTGCGGGAAGAATCCACGGGCCATCGTGTAGTACTCGGCAGTCCTACCCTTTGACTCGTATGCCATGTAGCCCTCGTAGGATTGGAAGCCGGGGAACACAATCTCCTTCTCCAGCACATTCTCGCACCTAGCAGCGTCTAACCTCAAAACGTGCCATCCCTCCCTACTTTCCCATTCGAAATCCTCTTCGCAGTCTACACTCTGCCAACCTCGTATTGGTTCACACCTTTTTCCGAATTCACTATTCCTGTCTTTCGGGTTCGATGCACCGAAAATTTTAATGCGTCCCTTGGAATCTTTTGTGTCCGCAGCGGACAAGATGTTTTGCAAACCTTCCCACACCCCAGCGGGAACCTCTTCAGCTTCGTCTAGGACAACGTGTGTCCTACTCATCTGTCCCCACTTGGGATCTGGCTTTTGCCTTGGACTTGGGTGAAACCCACGGAGCGTACCAGTTCCGCTATCGCCTTTCGGTACGGCAACCAAGTGGATCCCGTTCTTGTCATCGTCATTGGCTTGAATGCTCTTAACGAGATCCTCACTGCCCTCGTACTCTGGACGCACCAATGCGGTTCGGTAGAAGTTTTTGATCGCAGCGAATACGTTTCTCTGCGCGTGTGCCTCGGTCAACGAAACAACTTTGATACAAGTGTATTCTGGATCTCGCATCCAGTCTAAAAGGAACCATGCGGCAGCGTTGAACGTCTTGCCCATCGCTCCTGCGCCTTGAACTAACAACTTATCATGCTCAAACAGGCATCTCCATGTATCCGCTGCACTTTGTGGCCTCCAGTCATAAACCCCTGCACCCCACAAAATCGTTGCTGCTGCTTCAAACTGATCATGCTTGAGCAAGTGTTGAACGAAGTTTAACACAGTCTGCCTAGCCACCTTTTCGTCCAGTGTAACCAACTTTTTCTGAGAATCCGTAAGATTTGTCAGTATAAACTGAGCGGCATAGATGATCCCATTGATATCATCCTTTTCTGCCTCAATTCGTATCTTTGTGGCAATGTTAATTGCCTGTAAAACTGACGCGGGTTTATTCATTCACTTTCCAACCGTACATTAGATTAAACCAAGCAAACTCCTTCTCTCCAGCTTTCTTGCTGCTTCTGAATACTTTGGCAAATCTATTCACAAACCACTCTTTATATTTCTCAAACTCTTCATTGCTCCAACTTTTTTTGGAATACCAATTCTCTTGGTGTGTGAATTCTCTATCGAATCCTTCAAATCCAACCCGCTTGAACATTTCGTCCAATGCTTCCATCATAAATGTATCTACTTTGCTCATATATTAATCCCAGTATAGTTGTGTTCCTGTTAGTTTTCCGCTCATCATTCTCTCCAAGACTGGCTCAACATCCCACGGGTACAATCCTCCTTCATGGCAAGTTTGCATTCCAAAGTACTCGCTAAACTTGTCTCTGTCTATTCCGCTGTTTTTTAATGCTTTGTCTAGCACATCGAACTCAATATGCTCAATCGGGTTATCCGTTATAACGATCCCAAGTTGCTCAATTCTATTGTATTTCATTCCTCGTCCTCCTCATCTTCGTCATCCTCGTAACTCATCGAATTCTCAATGAGTTCGTGGATCTTGACCTGCAAGATTCCAACCATGCTTGCCAATGGCAAATCAAACTCGGCAATGTATGTATCAACCAATTTATCAATTTTGTTTTGTAGTTCCGTTATCTGGTCTGAGTCTTTCATGTTCCTCCTTTAGTTGGTGAATTTTACCATCCTTACTCCAAATCCGCACGTTTCCTAACTCTTCAAACTGGAAATCCCACTCCTCTTTTGTGATGCGTCCATATGCGTAGTCCTCATTGGATTTCCTCTGAGCGTATTCTCTTGTCATGCCCAATGATCTAGCGGACAACGCTCCGTGTCCATAACTACTTTTATCTCCATGTTGCATCCGCAAACACCGCACTTTCCCGCACCACTAAATGCCGTGGCATCGTAGTGAACACACTGGTTGCAAATAAGTAATCTCTCCTCGATCTGCTCTTTATTCCGTATGGGCATTCCTGCTCTGACGAATGCCGCTGCACTCTTCACAAAGCTAATCGCCTTCTGCGCTATGTTTGGCTCAATCATTTCATTCCAAAGATACTCTTCAGTGCATCCACGCCAGCACTAGTGCTATGGTATGATCTTGGTTCGTCTTCCCCTTCCTCTTCCCCGTCATACATTGCAACATCCCAAGTCGTATCGAATAGCTTACGAAGTCCTTTCGCAGACATGGTGACGTTCCCCCTTCCGTTGAACGAAGGGTTCTTGTTGCTGTACACTTTCCAGAGTTCTTCTTTTGTCATACGTTTATCAAAGCAATGTTAAATTCCGCTGCAAGCATGGTGGTCGATTCGTCCGTTGGATACGTCTCACGATAGACTATCCGCTTGATGCCATATGATGCAAGCGATTTCAAGCAGTTGTTACATGGCAATGTTGTTGATGCCAACAGATAGCACTCCAATGGCTTAACATGGCGCAATGCGTTCTGCTCGGCATGGACAACGTAATTCCTACGCTTTTCCCTGTCAGTCCAGTCTTCCTCCATGTGCGGTGGGAATCCGTTGTACCCACACGCTGCAACAGTGTTGTCGTGACGCAACAACACAGCACCAACCTGCCTCCAAGGGTCTTTGCTCTTCTTGGCTACCACTTCAGCTATCGATAGCGCATATTCATCCCAGTTCATGATCTATTTATTTCTCCCATATGGTCTTCCAACCAGTAGACTGCCTGTCCAGAGTCTCTAACCTCGTCTGGAAAGATACACTCGTCACTAATGATTCCGTTGAGTTGCAGTGCGTTCATCACCTTGGTTGCGTTAAGTCTTTTGTATTCGATGTAATGTTCCAGAGTGTTCATTCGTCACCCTTCAGACCATCGTACACAACATACAATATAATAACCGCTAACACGATATAGCCTATGATATATCCCATATATGACACCTTATTGGCAGGACTCACATTCTGGATCATCGATGCGACAGGTGCGCTCAACCTTCACTCCATCCAAGTCATCGTCATCCTTCAGCACAACGGGTTCCTCGATCACGTGCAGCTTGTCTGCCCGTGCAATTGCTGC